TGGGCATCGGAGATACCTGTAAAGGACGCAAGAAGTAGAGCAAAGTTTAAAGAAGGAGGTAAAACTCCTGCATGGCAACGTAAAGAAGGAAAAGACCCAAGTGGCGGTTTAAATAAAAAAGGCGTTGAATCATATAGAAGAGCTAACCCTGGCTCTAAATTACAAACCGCTGTAACAACAAAACCCTCAAAATTAAAAAAAGGTAGTAAAGCTGCAAAAAGAAGAAAATCATTTTGTGCAAGAATGAAAGGTATGAGAAAAAGACAAAAGCCCAGCAATAATACTGGTAAAGATAGATTGTCTTTGTCGTTAAAAAAATGGAACTGCTAATATATGGCAAATCTAAATCTTAACGGTAATGTATCAAACAATGAAAAAGTTCTTGAAATGGCTTACAATGACCTTATTGTATTTGGTAAACTCTTTTCACCACAAGATTATTTAGCATCCGCAACTCCTGATTTCCATAATACTGTTGGTAAAAAACTTTTAGATAGAGATAATCAACAATTGGCTCTTGTATTGCCTCGTGACCACGCAAAGTCAACCTTAGCTGCAACTGCGGTTTTACATCGGTTCTTATTTGCGAATAAAGAAAGCCCAGAATTTATCGCTTGGGTTGGCGAGGCACAAGACCAAGCTATTGATAACCTTAATTGGATTTCTAATCACATATACTCAAATCCTGCAATACATTATTATTTCGGTGACTTACAAGGTGATAAGTGGACTAAGAACGAAATAACATTAACAAATAATTGTAGGATGATTGCAAAGGGAGCAGCGCAAAGACTGCGTGGTAAAAAGCAATTATCTACAAGATATACTGGAATTATACTTGATGACTTTGAATCTGAGTTAAATACAAAAACTCCTGAAGCTAGACAACAAATAAAGAATTGGGTTACAGCTGCTGTATATCCAGCTATTGATTTTGATAAAGGTGGGTTTTTATGGTGTAATGGTACTATTGTACATTATGATTCATTTTTAAACGGACTTGTTAGAAATTATAAAGAAGCAATGAACAATGGTGCTGAATACTCTTGGGATTTAATTACATATAAAGCAATACTTGATGATGGCAGTCCATTATGGCCTTCAAGATGGCCTTTGAAAAAATTAGAAGAAAGAAAACAATTTTATATAGATTCTGGTACACCATCTAAATTTTATCAAGAATATATGAATCAAGCCAAATCACCTGAAGACCAAATCTTTAGTGAAAGTGATATAGTTGATAATTTATATAGTGGTAGCATTAAATTTGATAATAAAAGAGATTCTTGGTATATAAAGCTAGAAGATGGAGGAATTGAATATGTTAATATTTATATGGGTGTTGACCCTGCTTCAACTCTTAGTAGGCGCAATGATTATAGTGTTATTATGGTTATTGGTGTTACCGCTGAATATGATTATTATATTATTGAGTATTGGAGACAAAGGGTATTACCCATGGACTGTGCAGATGAGATATTTAAAATTGCTGAACGATACAGACCAATCAAAAGAATAAACATTGAAACTATATCATATCAGGAAATGTTAAGAGATTATATACACAAAAGAAGTAAAAAAGAAGGAAAGTTTCTTCCTGGTATAGAACAAGGTATAAAAGGTTATGGTAATCAAAAGAAGAAGGACAGACTATTTGAAGGTTTACAACCAATGTTTAAAGCAGGTGCTGTTCATCTTAAAAAAGATATGCATGAGTTTATTGGTGAATTATTAGACTTTCCAAAAGGAACTCACGATGATACTATTGATGCTTTTTGGTTATCAACACAATATGCAAAAGGTAGTAAATCAGCCAATAAAGTAAAAAAAGTTAAAAACAATAAAGAAGAGTGGGAAAAACCAAAAAAAACCTATAATTGGATTACAGGGGCAAGGGGTTGATTATTATAATAAATATGTTATATATTACGCAACATGATTAAATCCGATAAAAAAGCAACTTACGTTAAAGAACTTTGGGATAGATGGTCAGATGCTCGTAAAGAGTGGGAAGACCATGCTCGCGAAGATATTGATTTTTATTTAGGTAATCACTTTACAGAAGATGAGGCTGATGCTCTTGCTGAAAGAAATCAATCAAATATACCATTAGATAGAATATATTCAGCTATTGAGCAGTTTAAAGCTATTATAACATCTAAACCTCCAAAGTTTTCTGCAATGCCAAGAGAAGATTCTGATAGTGATTTAGCAGCTGTTTGGAGAACTATCATGGATTATATATGGAACATATCAGATGGTAATGAAGTATTTAAACAAACAATACACGATTATGCTGTTACAGGTTTAGGATATTTTTATGCATATGTAGATAGGGAAGCTGATTATGGTAGAGGAGAAGTTAAATTTACGTATGTTGACCCATTTAGAGTTGTAGTTGACCCAAATGCGCGAAGTAAGTATTTTGATGATTCTACAGGAATGATGTTATCTACAATATTTACAAAATTTCAATTATTAGATTTATATCCACAGTTATCAGAAGAACAAGAAGATGGTAAACTTTTAATTGACCTTGTTGAATCATACTATGAAGATGATACTTATCCATCACCAATTAATAAAAGAACAGTAGGTACATTTACACCTGACTATGTTAAAGATAAAGATACAGGTGAAGGTTCACAAAAATATCAATTAATAGAATATTTTTCTAAAGTTAAAGTTCCTTACTATAGAATTATGGATGTTCAATCTGGTGAAGAAAGAATATTAGATACAAAAAATATGGAAAAGTTTTTAGCTGATGATAAAATTGCTAAAGCTTTAGAAAATGGATTAATTGATGTTGTAGAAGTACAGCAAACTAGAATAAAACTTACATGCACATTAGGTCAAATAGTTTTATATGAATATATATTAAATACTGATAAATATCCTATTGTACCTGTACCAAACATTTGGACTAACACACCATATCCAATGAGTGATGTTAGGAAAAATAAAGATTTTCAAAGATTTTTAAATAAAACAATGTCTTTAATTACATCTCATGCGCAAGCATCATCTGGATTAAAGCTACTTATACCACAGGGAAGTGTTGATGATATTGAGGAATTAGAAAGAAGTTGGGCTAATCCAAATGCAACAATTGAATATGACCCATCTTTTGGTGCTCCTCATTTTCCATCACCACAACCTTTATCAAACTCAGTTATGCAATTACCTTCTTTAATTGAAAAGTATATTGATTTAAATATGGGTATATTTGAAATGATGCAAGGTAATAGTGCTGTTGCACCAAATACATCTTCAGCTACAATGATGTTAGAAGACTTTGGTCAAAGACGTAGTAAATCTAAATTAAGAGACATTGAAGGTTCACTTAGAAGACTTGGACAAGTAATATACAATTTAGCTAAGGAACATTATACATATAAGAAAGCATTTAGAGTAGTTCAGCCTAATAATGATATGAGTGAATATATGGTAAATGTTTATAATGATAAATCACAAGCCATAAACGAAATGATTAATGATTTGACTATTGGTCAATATGATATTAATGTTATTGGTAATTCTACAATGCCATCAAATAAATGGGGTGAATGGTCAATATATATGGAAGCATATCAAGCTGGACTTATTGATAGAACAGAAGCTTTAATGAAAACAGAAATTTTTGATAAAGAGGGTGTTCTTAAAAGAATGGATGTTGTGGCTCAATTGCAAGGTCAATTACAACAAGCACAACAAGCAGTTAAAAATTTACAAGGTGATTTACAAACAGCTCACAGAGAGTCAATCTCAGCAAGGAAACGTAGTGAAGTAGAGAAATTCAAAACTGAGCTAAAATCACAAGAGTCAAAAACCAAATCTGCTAATACTATAGCAGTTGGTAAACTAGAAAGTGCAGTTAAACTCGAAGCAGAGAAGTTGCGTGTACGTAGCCAAGCTCAAGAAAAGCAAGAGAGATTGCAGAAAAAAGGAGAATAAAATGGATAACGCATTAGAAAATAACAATCTTGAAGAAGGTCAAGTTACTGATAATGTAGGGCAAGATGAAGCAACTCAACAGCAAGAATCTAATAATGATTGGGAATCTCAAGCTAAATATTTTCAATCAGAAAAAGACAAACTACATGCTGAAAACCAAAAGTTAAAACAATATGAACAGATTGGTCAAATGTTGGAATCAAGACCTGATATAGTAAATACCATTAGTGGTATGGTTCAGGGTGGTCAACCAACTGCACAAACTGAAAAAATTGAATTATCTAAGGATGAGTTTGACCCTTGGGAAGCCTTTAATGACCCATCGTCTGTGTCGTTTAAATATCGACAACAGTTACAAGATGCTGAAGTTGAAAAACGTGTTCAAAGCCAAGTAAGTGAAGTTAAAAAAGAAGTTGGTATGTCTAAACTTCAAACTGAACTTGCTAACAAAGGATTAAATCCTGAGCAAATTAATTCATTTATGGATTTTGCTAGTAAGAATCCTGCAGAATATGGCATTGATGGCGCTATCAACATGTGGCAGGCTGTAACGCAAGATAAGACCGAAGCAAGTAACAATAACCCATTAGATGCTATTCGTCAAAATCAATCAGTTCCTCAACAAGCTGGTATTTTATCAGGTGAGCAACCGATTAAAAAAGATGAAAAAGACTCTGTATGGGAAGGTATTGTGAAAGCTGGTAGTCGAAGTAATGTATTGTAATTAAAGGAGAAATAAAATGTCAGAGAAATATAATTCTGGACAGGTTAAATTTGGAACTCCTGGGTCACAGACAAACTTATCATTATCAAATGCGTCAAGACGTTTATATGACTTTAGTGATAGGGTTGCTGATTTAAGTCCTGAGGAATCTCCATTTTTTGTATATCTGTCTAAAGTGGCAAAAGTTCCAACATCTGATTCACAATTCAGATTTTTGGAAGACAGGACTAAGATTCATATGACCGATAGGAGTTTTTTATTAAAAGGTGGTATAACTTTAGTTGCTGAAGGAAGTAATGATAGTGTAGTTTTTGATGTTAATAATACTGATAGTGTTGATTGGTTAATACCTGGTATGGTTGTAGCAATTGGAGATGTTGACGGTAATTCTGTTCCAACAACTGCAAATGTTAGAATTAATACAGTTGATAATTCAGTAAGTGGTCAAACTAGTTGTAGTGTAACTGCAATATCTCATGTTGGAGCATCATCTACATTAGCATTAGATGATAACTCAAAATGTACAGTTATTGGTACATCATTTGAACAAGGTTCAGGTGCACCAGATGTATTTTCACAAGAGCTTGACCATGATTTAGGTTATACCCAAATCTTTAAAACTGCTTGTGAAATGACTAATACTGCAAGAGCAACAATCTACAGAGGTTATGCAGATGAGTTCCAAAGAATTTGGAATCTTAAATTAAGAGAGCATAAAGTAGATATTGAAAGAGCAATGTTATTTGGTCAAAAAGGTACTTCAGGTGGTATTCAATATACTGATGGTATTGTTGGTTCAACTATTAAAAATGGTTATGCTCAAATTGTGAACGATGGTTCTCAACTATCTTACAATTCAGGTCTTCCATATTATAAATCAAATACAGCATCAGAGTGGACTTATGATGATATGCTTTCTGATTTTGAAGTAATATTTGACCCTGCTAGAGGTGGTGGAAGAGCTAAGTTAGCTTTAGCTTCAAGACCAGTAATATCTCATTTCAACAAACTAGGTGCTAGTGACTTCATTAATGGTAGTTTAGCAGGTGAATCTCGTTATAACTTTCCAGCAAGTCAGGGTGCGTTTGGACATTTAGTTAATAAAGTTCAAACAATCCATGGTGATGTAACATTGGTTGCTGAATCATTATTCAGAGGTTTTTCTGCTGGATTTATGATGATGGTTGACCTTGACCACGTTGCTTATAGACCTCTTGTTGGAAATGGATTAAATCGTGATACTTCAATAACAACAAATGTGCAACAAGCTGATGAAGATTTAAGAAAAGATATGATTCTTACAGAAGCAGGTCTTGAAATAAGTCTTCCTGAAACTCATGCACTTATTAACTTGGAGGGCGTGTAAAATGAGAAGTGATATATTAAATGAAAATAGTGCTAAATATGGTGGAAATGTGCAAAATGTTGTTTTTGTAACAGATGCAGCTACATCAACTATATTGGCTAATGATTCAGGCAAAATTCATGTTATGCCAGATTTAACAGCTGATTGTACTATTACATTACCTGCAGAAAAAGTTGGTCTTTCTTATGAATTTTGGTATGGTGGCACAGCTGCTGATGCTCAAGATTGGATTATTAAGACTACAGGAAATAGCAATTACATGATTGGTGGTTTAGTTGGGCATGATACTGATGCTGGTGGAGACGATACTGCTGTCTTAGATTCAAACGGAAGTAGTAACTCACAACTATCTGTATTTACTCCAATAGCAGGCACATGCGTTAAGCTTGTTTGCGATGGACAAGTATGGTATGTTAATGGTACCGTTGTTTCTGCTACAGACACTTTCTGTAATTTTACTGACCAATAATCCGAATCAATAAGGATTGATAGTTTTGTAGAACTATGGAGGCTATCGTATAAAGGGTGGCCTCCGAATCTACTTCAAATTTTTTAATAATAAGAGTACATTCACGGTCAAGTCAAGACCTTAAAGTACACTCGAAAGGAGAATAAAATGGCAGAAACAGATATACACGGAAGAACAGTTGTTGAAAAAATAAACTCAATGGATGTTGATTTAATTGGTGCTACACCTGATATAGCAGAAGCAACTTATTCAAATGGTGATTTAATGACAGAAGCTATAACTATTGAAAATGCAGTAGCAGTAAAAGGTGGTTGTTGTATTTTACAATCTATAACAGCAATAGATACATCAGATACTGGTGGTACTATATATGTTTTAATAACTAATACAGGTGCAACTGATTTAGGAACAGTAGGAAGTGCAATAAGTGCAGCAGATGCAGTAGCAGACAATAGTGTAGCTCTTGTTGAGCTTTCTAACTGGACAGATGTTGGTGGTGCAAGAGTATGTACTAAAGGTAATATTGGACTTGTTATGAAAGCTACATCTACTTCTAAAAATTTAAAATTTGGTGTAGTTAATGTAAGTGGTGGTAATATTGTTATTGGTTCAGGTGAAGATATTATATTTCATTTTGGTGTGGTAAAAGATTAATGTTTTCTAAGAGCATATCAACAAAAGGTGGTGATGTATTTAGAGATGAAAAGTCTTTAGCATTTGATGGTTCTAATGATTATTTAGATTGTGGAAATACTAATGATTTAGGCACAGGTGATTTTACTATTACTGCTTGGGTCAAAGCTGCTGATTTTGATAATGTTTATATAGTTAGTAAAAGAAAAGATAATGACAATAGATATTATCTAAGAACTGACCAATCAAATCCTCCAAGATTACAATTTTATTCAAAAATTAGTGGAAGTGCAAAGCTTGAATACTTAGGTGGAACAAGTGTAAACCTTGACAATTTGCAAAATCAATGGGTGCATTTTGCTATATCTGCTGATAGAGATGGCAATATAGTTGGATATATAAATGGAATTTTAGATGATACAGATAGTGCAGATACTACTGATTTAGATAATACAGGTGATTTTTATATAGGTAGATTTAGCTCAACTTATTCAGATTGCAGTATATCAGAAGTGGCTATATACAACTCAGCATTAACTGCTAATCAAGTTAAAACCATATACAATGGTAGAGAACCTTACAATCATAAAGAAGGTGTAGCATCAGGCAATTTACAGGCTTGGTATAGAATGGGTGATGGTTCTTTAGATAAAAATTCATTTACATCATCATTTCTCATATGTGATGAAACAAATGCTACATTAGGAAATAATATGGTTACCAATGGAACATTTGATTCTGATTCTGATTGGACAAAAGGAACAGGTTGGTCTATTGGTCCTGGTGGTGCAGCTGCAAGTTCAATAGGTGCTAATGAACTATCTCAAGATATTAGTGCTGTTACAGGAAAAATATATAAAGTTAGTATGGATTTAACTTCACTCTCAAATGGTTTAATATTTTTAGATATATCAGGCAGTCAGGCATTTCAAGCTGCTTTTTTTGCACCAGGAGCATCAACAGGTTATTATGAAGCATATGTAAAAGCAACAGGTAGTGTTTTAAGAATATATTCTATGTCTTTTGGCCCTATAAATTTTACAGGTTCAATAGACAATGTTAAAGTTCAATTAGTAAATGGAAATGCAGCTATTATGACAAATATGGGTGCTGAAGATATAGAAGGAGATACACCATAATGGATTATTCTAATAGAAGATGGGTTATAATAAATGTATCTGATATAACAGATGAAATGATAGTAAATGCAATGCAATCAAGTAGGGATACACTAAGAAAAACATTAGATGGTAGTAAAGCTATATTAAAGTTTAATGGTGATACTCCAAGTTGTTTTGATGGACTAACTACTTACAATCATAGTGAAATATTAACAGAACTTGCTAAAAGTGATTGGACTGAGGAGGAGTAATGAGCAAAAAAAGTACGGTAAATAAAGCAGGTAATTACACAAAACCAGGAATGCGTAAACGTATATTTCAGAGAATTAAAGCTGGTTCAAAAGGTGGGCCTCCTGGAGTTTGGAGTGCGCGTAAAGCACAAATGCTTGCAAAAGCTTACAAATCTGCTGGTGGTGGTTATAAAGAAGAAGGTGGAAAAGTTATGCCTAAATATAAAAGTGGTGGCAAAGCAGAATCTCAACGTTCTTTAGACCAATGGACAGAAGAAGATTGGGATAATGTATCAGGAAAAAAAGGTGATAGGTATTTACCTAAAAAAGTAAGAGATGCAATGTCACCAGGACAAAAAGCTTCTGAAAATAAAAAGAAAAGACAAGCCACTAAATCAGGAAATGTAAAAGCAAAATATTCTGATTCTCTAAAAAAATCAATGAAAAGTAAAGGTGTTTATGAGATAGGTGGCAAGTTAAAAGGCCCATCACATAAAAAAGGTGGAATACCAATTGAAGTTGAAGGTGGAGAATATATAATAAAAAAGAAATCAGTAAACAAAAAAACAGAACCAGTTTTGGAATATATAAATGAAAATGGTAAATTACCGAATGAAAATAATTACAATTATCCAACAACTGATGCAAGAAATAGGAGCAAAAAATAATGTTAAAATCAAAAAAAAATAATTTACCTGAAAAAGATGGTTCAAAAAGAAGTGTTAAAGAATATGCAGGTGGTGGTAAAACTGGATACAGTATGATAGGAATGGAAAAACCTGTGATGGAAATGGGAAGACCTATGATGATGTATGGTGGTAAAATGAAAAAATATGAAGATGGTGGCAAAGCATTAAAACCTGTAGATTCAAATAAAAATCCTGGGTTATCTAAACTACCTCAAGATGTTAGAAATAAAATGGGGTATATGAAAGATGGCGGAAAAACAAAAGAAGGTGGACTTACTAAAAAACAAGAAAAAACTTTAAAAAAACATTCTAAACATCATACAAGTAAACATATGAGTTCTATGAAAAAAGATATGATGGCTGGAAAAACTTTTGGAGCTGCACATAAAAAAGCTATGAAAAAAGTAGGAAAATGAGAATATATTATTGTCATAAATGCTCAAGAAGAACCGAAGTACCTAAAGATACTATAAAGGAATGTGTATGTGGTAATGTATTTGGTACATCTGGAAATATATCAGATTATATTAATATGAGAAATACTTGGAGCGGTCAAACAAAAGTAGAGTTTAGTCAAACAACAATAGAGCAAGATATTAAAGATAGGAATAAATAATTATGGCAAAAAGTTTAACAGTTCAAGATATTATTGATGATGTAAATGAATCTGTAGGTGCAGGTTCTGATTCTTATATGCTAAGATTAATTAATGATGCATTGCTTGATATATCAGAAAAAAAGCAACATTATACAAAAGAAGTAACGACTGATTTAAAAACAAAACAAAGATGGTATACATTGTCTGATGATATGATTGATATACTTAGAGTTGAAGTATTAGATTCAAATGGTAGATATGTAATGGTACCTAAATTAGCTGACCCACATAAAATATTAAAAGCTGATACAGATTCTAATTCAGCTGCTGAAACATTTACAGATTCTAGTGGCGCAGATGATTCATTAACGTAAGGATGTATTATGGCAACAAATAAAAGAACATACCCTAATGATTATTTTGTTTACTATAATGATGATAATAGAATTGCAATATTATGTCAAGATACTACATCAACAGATAATAGTACATCGGATAAATACGATACATTTCAAGGAGCTGGTAATTTAAGTGGTACAATAAGTGATGCAGATTGTTCAGGTACTACAATAACATTTACATGTAGCGCAGACCACGGTCTTGCTACAGGAGATAGAGTAAGTATATCTGGTACAACAAGTTTTAATGATGATAATTTAGCTAGCCAAGCTGTTACTGTATCAAATGTAAATACTTTTACAATGACACGTTTATCTAGTAGTTCAAACACAAATGAAACAGGAACTTTTTCATCATTGTTTGTTGATAATGGATTAAGAATAACATACCACTCTAAATACGAAGAAGCTACAGCAACAGGTAATAATTTACAAAGTGATTTAGGATTAGATAGCGCATTACATAATGCTGTTGTTTGTTATGTTAAAGCAAGATTGTATGAAAATGACGAAGATTTTCAATTTGCAGATTACTTTAGAAAAATGTATGAAGCAAAAATTAAAAAATTTAGAAGTAGAAGGTCAGCAGTAAGAGTGTTGTCTGTACCTAGACTATAATAAAAAAGGGGATAATATGAGCGATACTAAATCTTTAGAAGAAAAGATTGAAGAACTTAAACAACAAGAAAGGCAAGCTTTTCAAGTGTATTTTACAACTCTTGGTAAATTAAAAGCATTTGAAGAAGCACTTAGCATGGTGTATGATGGTTTGAATGACGAAAAAGCAGATGCAAACCTAGCTAAGAAAAAGTAGTTTTTTGAAATAAAACGAGGTAATTATGGCGAAATTGCAAAACAACATTGTTGATAGAGCAATAGTAACTCCTGATAAACATTTTCCTATACATGATAAAAAAGCAATTAATGTAGTATGTAAAGCTATTGAAATTGTAAAACCTACAATGTATATTGATTTAGGAGATACAGGTGAATGGGAATATTTTAGTAATCATTATTGGAAAGGCAGAAATGCTAAACCAATGGAAGATTTAATACCATTATTAGATAAAGATGTAAAAGCAGTTAATAAAGGAATGGATATAATTGACAAATCTTTAGATAAAGTTAAATGTAAAAAAAGACATTTTGTTCAAGGTAATCATGAAGTTTGGCTTGATAATTTTGTTGTAAAATATCCATATTTAGACCAATATAAAACATATAATGCTTTAAAACTAAAAAAAAGAGGATATGAATATCATCCTTATTTTAGAAAAAAGTTATTAAAAGTTGGTAAATTAAATTTTACACATGGACATAGAACAGGTATGCATCATGCAAAAGCACATTTAATGATGTACGGAGAATCAGTTATGTATGGACATACACATGATTTACAAAGGCATACGCATAGTTCATTAGGAGGCACAATTAGTGCTTGGAGTTTAGGTTGTTTAAAAAATGTTGATATAGATGAAGATTGGCTAAAAGGTAATCTAACAAATTGGAATCATGCATTTGCAATAATAGATTTTTTTAAAAATGGAAATTATAAAGTAGAAGTTGTAGAGATTATAAAAGGAAAAACAACTTTATGGGGAAATCTCATAGAGGGTTAATGTATGGAGATTTATGGAAAAAGAAGCAATAGAACATCTGATAGGAGAATATGGATGGATGATAATCGGAGCGTTTATCTTTCTATTGGGAAAGAGTACCATAGAATCTGCAATAGAAGGTCTAAAGACTATGGCTGGAAACGATTTAAATGTAGACGATACAATAATTTTAAATGGACGACCTGCACGTATAACAAGAATATCATTGTGGAAAACCACGGTATTTGTTTATGATGTAGGATGTGACGCAAGTGGAAAGCCTTATATAAAAGGTGGAAATAAGTTGTCAATACAAAATATTAAATTAAAAGACCATACGATAGAAAAGCCATTGCCAATGCTTGACTTGAAAAAATGGGATAATTGCAAGGAGAAGTAATGAAGGACACGTTAAAAGTTTTAGCAAATAACCCAGAAATAGGTGTTAGCTGGACTTGTTTATCTACAATAATAAGCTACACTAATTACTTTAATCCATTACTAACATTTACATCTTTATCAATTGCTATAATAATTGGCATAATGACTATTTATGGAAAGATTAAAAAAAAATAATGGTAGGATTAGGGTATTTTATATTAGGCTTTTTATTTGTATTTTTTGGAGGTTTACTTTGGATATTTAATTATGAAATATTTGATTTATATTTTGATGATGATGAAGAAGAGTGGTATTTTTAAATGATAGGACAAAAATTATTAATTAAATTAGTTATTGGTCAGGTTATGAAAGCTATAGAAAAAGCTTCAGATAAAAGAATTGCTAGTAACCATGAAAAAAGAATTTGTAAGTTAGAAGAACTTGCACATCCACAAGCTGATTTTGTTTGTGTTGAATGTGGTTGTCAAGCTAAAAGAAAAATAAAAAAAGGAGATAAATAATGATGTCACTTATTACAGCAAATTGGGAATATTTTTTATTAGCCCTATATGTAGTAGAAAAAGTAATCAAATTAAGTCCATCTAAAAAAGATGATTTAGTTTGGGATATGGTGTTAAAACCTATCGTTGACAAAATAAAAGGCAAGTAGTGTCTAAAAAAACTTTCCTTATTAATAATTTTTCTGGAGGTCTGAATCAAACTACAGATAAAAGAAAAATTCAAGATAATGAACTTTCACTTGCTCTTAATGCTAGAGTAAATGAAAATAATACTGTTGGTGTTGGAGGTGAGTTAGGATTATATCTATATAACTTGCCTCACTCCAATACTAACTTTCAAGTTGGTTATGGTTTATTTGCAACATCTGTTGATGTAAGTCCAACAGTTATAAGAGGTGAATTTGAAAGTGGTTTTGAAGAAGGAACTGTTCAATCATATTCAAGTACTACTTTAACTTTAGCTGCAACTCCATCATTTCAATCAACAACAAATCACGCAACTAATGATTTTTATAATAATATGACTGTTGTTATTGTTGAAGGTAATGGTATAGGTCAATCTAGAAGAATTACTAATTATGTTGGAAGTAGTAAACAGGCAACTATTACTGATGCTTTTTCTAGTGCTGGAGATTTAACTGTTCCTGATAGTTCTTCAAAATACAAAATATATAATTGGGCTGGAGATAATGTTAAATTTGGAAATGATGATGGAACTAATTTAAATTTAGATTATATTGATAAAGGTGGAACAGATTTTCCTTATGATGATATTGACTCACCTGATATAGGTTATGATAACTCTTATTTTTTAAGAACAAAATCTGATACTTTATCAGATGGAACATCAGATGATTTAGGTTTTGTAACTTATAATCCAAAATCATCTGTTTCTTGGGCAGCAGGAGATGCTTTAGGGCCAGAAAACACATCCATAGGTAATAATACATTAAAATCTGGAAGAACTTACACAATGTCTTTTTATTGTAGGGCAAAATATAAATATTATGGATATGGAGCAGATGGAAACAGTTCGTCACAAAGAAGAGAAAGAGTTCCTTTTGTACAAATATATTCTGATAGTGTTACAGATGGAACAAACACAGGTTTATATTTATTTCAAAGTAGAAATGGAACTTCTTTTCAATCAGGCTTAGAGACAACATATGATTATGCTGATAATTTAACAACTGAATATGTAAAAAATGGTGATTATGAAGGAGGAACTATTCATGGAGGTGATGGAGGACATGGAGGTGCAACTGATTATGACCCTCCTACAGATTGGATGGCTTATGATGGATTTGCTCATAATACAAATAATACAATTACGTATACTTTTATAAGTGGTGCTAATTCATTTGGCGCTGATTCAACTGGAACATCTGGAAGAACATTAAATTTAAATGGTGGAAGTAGTTATAGTTTTATAAATTTTAGTTCTGCTGGAATAACACCTAATTGTTATTTATATCAAGATTTAACTTTAGAAGATAATCAATGGTATGATTTATCATTTGTATATTCTAGTACATCTGCAACTGCTATAGCTTTTTCAATTGTTGATACATTTGATTTATCAAGTACAGGGATTATAAGTGATGAAAGCACGTTATCTGCTGATGATGGAGATAGAGTATTAACTGTTGATGGAACTGCTGCAACTGATGCACTTGTTAAAAATAGAGAAATATATACATCAAATGGAACATTTTTAGGAGTATGTACCGCAGTAAATAGTACAACTGAAATTAGATTTGCAGCAGGAACAGCAGCTGACATTCCAAACAATACAACTTTATATGTTGCTAACTATATAGTGCCTTGGAATGCTGGAATTAACAATAACGGTACAAGTGGAATTACAACATATAATTATGGAGGAGAAAAAAATAGTGCAACAAAAAAAATTCCATATAAATTTTTTGTACCTAATAATAGTGGAACTCCAAGAGTTATTAGAATTGCATTTGCACCAATGCAAAAACAAGTAGATTATAGATTAGATTCAGTATCTGTTAAAAAATCTTTACCTGATTTAAGTTCAATGTCTATATCTAATGATTTAACAGAAGATTTACCTGGTAATCCATATTCAGAAGATATATTGTCTTGGAATAGATATGAGTTTCAGTTTACAATTCCACCAGAATATAATAATGCATCTGATTGGGTTATTAATTTAAATGCAGGTTCTTATTATTATCAAGCTGGAGCGACAGGTTCAGAAACTCATCAAATAGTATATTTTGATAATATAAAGATTGAACCAAACATATCTGATATTGAAGGAGATTTAATATTTTTAAATGATAATACAGCTACAGAATCAAAAATAAATATATATTCTACTAATGATGATAAATGGATAGAAAATACAGGATTAACTTGGTTAAATCCAAATATGAAACCTGTATATAATTATATTAATGGTATATTAAAAATATCAGATGCAAATTTTGAATCAGGTAATACAAGTAAAATATTTTATAATAATAATAATAAATATGAATGCAGGTCAAATCCAATATCTTCACCACCTATGCTATTGGTTAGTGCATCTGGGAATACTGGTGAAGTTGATAAAACATTTAATGCTTTAGAGTATATTAATACTTATACATATGAACAAAATCATCAATATTACTTAGTTGGGGATACTAAGACTACTACTAATTGGCCATTGGATGATTTGGATGGTCTTGGAAGAGTAATAAGATATTATCATGCAGGTTCAAGTGAAATAACAAATCCAACAAGTTATCCATTACAAGATGAAAGTGGAGCAGAACTTACAAGAGTGCAATCAACTTGGAATATTAACCCTCCATTAGATGACCCAAGTACTGGTTCTGTTGATGAATCAAGAATTCTACAAAGTGATGCAGAGGATACAGTAACAAATCCAATGTATTTTACTTGGTGTGGTACGCATGGAAATACTGGAGATGTAGGAATATCTAATGATGATATGAATAGTAAAATTAGCACATTAACAACAGGAAGTGTTTCAAGAATAACATTTCAATTTACTTATGAGTTTCAAGGTTATAGAGGAACAGACGCTAATAGAAGAATACCTAATACAGTTTATCCTCCAAAATTTATTATAACAGCAGGTAAAAGAACAACTAATGCTACAGATGTATTTGGAAGTGGAATTGAAGTAACAAATGATAATCAAAGAGATTTATCATTAGGAGATACAGATTTTGTTGAAATGGAAAATGTTAAACAAGCTACTATATTTGTTGATGAAATAGGTGGTAAAGTATATGATATTCAATCTGAAGTAGATGCTAATAAAACTTGGCAAAATTCAGATTTATATGAATGGACTGATGAAATGAATGATGGAGATAAAAGAAAATCTTTTAAAACATTTTATGGTCAAATATCATTTGATGATGGAGATATTGAATTAGCTGATGATATTATTTTAAAATTTTATATTGATTATCCTGAAAATGAAAGTGGATACACTATGATTGATTCTTTAACTGGTTTTTCTCATGTTACTAGTGGAAGTAATTTTTATCCAAGATGGGAAAAAGTAAAATTCTCACATATTAAAACACATTTTAGAACTACAAATTGGACTGCATTATTAAATGGTTTTTCTATTAACGATATTAATAAAACAAAAACAAATTTTAGTTTTGATACTCCAAGTGGAACAACTGCATTTGGATGGGGTGAAAGAATATTTCAAATAGGTGTTTCATCTGTTAATATTTTTGATGAAGAATCAAATATAGAATCAAGTCAAACTTTAATAGGTACTACTGCATCTAGCACATCTGAAACATCAGTATCTTCAATATCAGCAGGTCAATGTCCAGATGTTGATGTATATATTGGAGAAGATGCATTTAATGATGAATATAGAAAAGAATTAAAATATTATATGAAAGATACAAACTCAGATATATATTATTTGCAATTTTATGTAAATTTAAAAACAAATACAATTTATTCAACTACTTCAAATTTTAAATCTACAGGTAATTATGATTCAACTAATAAATACTATCATTATTTTATACCTAAAGAAAAAATATTAAACTATAATGAAGTTGATAGCTATGAATCTCAAACTTTAGTATCACAAGATTTAACTAAAAATGAATTATTATGTGATTATAAAACAGCTGTTGTTGCAAATAATAGGTTATATGTTGGTAATATAAGACAAGATAATAAATTATTTCCTGACAGAATGTTAAAATCTCCAATAGGTAAATACAATATACTGCCAAAAGATAGTTTTATTGATGTTGCAATTAATGATGGAGATGAAATAGTAGCGCTTGAATATTTTGAAAGTAAACTATTACAATTTAAAAAGAGAAAATTATTTATTATTAATACATCAGGAGACTTTGAGTTTTTAGAAAAAACATATGATAATATTGGAGTCTCTCATCCAATGCAAGTAGCTAAAACACCTTATGGTATTGTATGGGCAAATTCAAAAGGATGTTATTTATATGATGGAAATCAATTAATAGATTTACTACAAAATAAATTAACAAATGATGAAAAAATGTCTGATTCTATATATTATTGGAATGTAAAAGATGATATTGAAAATAATATTGATTTTGCAGTTTCTGTAGGATACAATGCAAAAACAGAAGAAATAGTTATTAAAAGAGGACATAATGATGGTGTTGCTGCAGGTTTAAGTTTTTCATTTAGTTCAGATGGTTTTGTTTATAGTTTTAAAACAAAAACTTGGTATTTAACATACAAATCATTTCAATTTAATAGTATTAACACTTATCCTCCACAATTAAGTAACTTTGTAACTACAGCTGATGGTGATTGCATAGCATATGGAAAAAAGAATATTGAATCACAATCATGGGGAGCAATAAATAAATGGTATCATTCAGAAGCTACAGATAAATCAACAGGATTTTTAACTCAAAATGGAATAACTAATACTAGCTATAAACTATTTCAATTTCAAACAAAAGAATTTGATTTAGGTAATCCAAATATTAAAAAAAGATTATATAAAGTTATTGTTAATTATGAAAATTCAGATGCAAATGCTAATAATGTAACAATAGACGCAGCTTTTGGATGTGATGAATATAAAACAACTTCTGATTTATTAGGTACTCAGTCTTTCATAGAAAGAAGTGATGACTTTAATAATACAAGAAATGTTAATTACTCTTCAAATGCAGGTTTTGCAGAATCAAATTCACAAGAAAAAAAAGAACAAGCAATATTATATCCAACAGTAAAAGAAGCAAAGAATTTTTATACAGTTTATTTTACATTTACTAGTTTAAATCTTCTTCATAATACTACATTTAAAATTCATAGTATTGAATTAATATATAGAGATAAATCAATAAGATAGTATGTCTAATCTTTTAAACATAAAAGGTTCAAGAGTTAAAATATATAAAACTTTGCCATCTAACACAGTAGGCAATGATGGTGATATTATATTATCTCAAATACAAGGCAGAGGAGTATATCTTTGTTCTAAAGTAAATGGTAGGTGGCATGTGTCTTCTAAAATGGAAGAATTGCGCAAAATAGAAAACACATCAACAAAAGATTTAACAACAAATAAATTGCAAGTTTTAGACAATTTAGCTATAGGTAGGGGTACTACTACAATTACAAAAGATGAAGCTAAATTTAGCTCTTCTTTAAAGATTAAAGAGGCATCTAATGCAATATCTGATACAGTAGCATATGGACAATTATGGGTTAAGACTGCAACACCAAATGAATTATATTTTACTACAGATGCAGGTAATGATATACAATTAACATCAGGAACAACTGCAGCAGGTGGTGGTGCTTCAGCTTTAAATGATTTGTCAGATGTTACCTACTCAAGTGGTGATTTAACTATTACAAGCTTAGATAAATTAGTTGTAGGAGATTTTTTAATAGATTCAAGTGGAGATATTACACTAGATGCAGGTGGATTAAATATTAATTTTGCATACAATGGAGATAATTTAGTATTATGGGATTTACAGCAGGACCTAAACTTAAAAATGAAAATGCCTTTAAATCCTAGTGATTATTTTGAAATAGACGTAACAAGTAATGGTGCAACTACAATTAAAACTGTAGATGCAATTGGGGCAGTTGGACATATGACAATAGACCCTGATGGCGATTTAGATTTAAGGGGTTTGATATGCGATATATATCCTGATACTAAAATTGAATTAAAAATAAACGATGGGGTTGAAGGATTACAGATAATTAATGAGGAATTTCAAAAATTAACAGCAAGTTTTGATTCTTCAGAAGATAGTTATAGTCAATTTAGGTTATATGAAGCACCTGTAGGTACTATAGTAGATTATTTTCAAATACAAACAGAACATGATGGAAAAACAACTATTTCAACTTATGATGCAGCAGGGTCAGATGCACATTTACATTTTAACGTAGATGGGCAATTAAAACTTGATACACCACCAAGAATTAAAGAACAAGCAAGTGCAGATTCTGATACAGCAGCTTATGGACAATTATGGGTTAAAAATGACACACCTAACAATTTATATTTTACTAATGATGCAGGTAATGATGTACAGATAACTAATGGTAGTAGCTTAGCAGGAGGTGGAGGTTCAAGCACAACATTTAGATATTTAATAAATAGTGGATTTAATTATAATTATGGAGCAGGAACATCAGTATTTATACCATTATCTATAAGAGAATTAGAAAGACCTATTACACAAACATCTATGAATGAACTTCTTGCTTTTGTTCCACCTTATGATGGATATTTAAATCAAGTTGTCATAAGAAGTGAAGAAGCCTGTGGTTTAACAATAGTTGGATTACATAAGTCATCAACAGGTACAGAGCTTCCAAGTCAAACAGCAAGTAATACTGTGACTGTTGATATGACAACAGATGACACACCATATAAGTTTGCTTTTGGTGCAAGTGCAAGTTTTAGTGCAGGGGAAATATTGGCAATTTCATTTGACCCTACTAATGATGCTAATGATACAAATTTCACAGTAGAATTTATTTTTGATAGTTCGTCAGGATTGTAAAATTTATAAACAAAAAAAAGGTAAAATGGACAATTTGTATATGAAGGAAAAATGTAATATATTTAACAGTAAAATTTTAAGAGAAAAGGACTAACTATGGCCTCACCATATCAAATAGCAGGAGTAAGAGCAAGTCTTGCAGATTTAATGCAAAAAAGTGATTTACAAAGACAACAATCTCAAAGAGCCACATCAAAACAAATGAGTGAAATGCAAGAAACATTTGAAGATGAGCTTGAGGCTTTGCAAGCAAAAGCTAGAAAAAGAAGCAAGAAAAATAAATTATTAGGTAATGTATTAAATCTTGTTGGTTTAGGACTTGGGCCATTAGGTGCTGGATTAACAAAAGGATTATCATCTGCTATAAGTTTACAAGACCAAAAAACAGGAGCTAAAATGCTTCTTGATAAAGGAATGCAACAAAAATATGGAAGTAATTTTTTAAGACGTGGAATGAAAGATTTTACTAGAATGGCAGAAGATGCGCAAGTTTCAAGTGGTGATGTACTAAGAGCTGCATTTGGAAGTGGTTTAGCAGGATTTGCAATGAGCAAAGCGCTTGGTGGTAGTAAAGAAGATGGTGGGTTGTTTAAAAAAATGTTTAAAAAACCAGAAGTAGCTGCACCATCATCAATGGGTGGAGCAACAATGGGAGCAGATACAATGTTATTTGACCCATCAATGCGTATGGGAGAAATAACTATACAAGGACAAGCAACTCCAATGAAAACATTACTTGAATCTTTTAAAGGACTTTCTAGCGGAGATAATATGAAAGGCGGATTAGAAGGTATTCAAAGTGCAATGATGCTACCATTATTAATACAACAAATTTTAGGAGAATAAAATGTTTCAACAAAGTATATTAGATTCATTGCAAGCTATGGGTTTTGGACAAATGGGTTTTGGACAATTATCAGATTTAACACCAGAACAAATTGCATCTCAATTTCAACAAGAATACGGATTAACTGACCAAGATATACCTGCGGTTATGTTTCAAGGAATATCTCCAGAAATGCTACAAGGAGCAAGTTTTTCTACTTATGCACCACAAATACAAGCACAAGGACAATCAATGCTTCCTGGTTTATATAAAAGTCTTGGTGGACAAGCAGCTCAACAAGCAGCAGGTGGTTTTGCAGGAACTTCTGCATTTGGAAAACAACAAGAAGGTGCAAGAGATGTTTACGGTAAATCAATGACTGATATATTAACTAATGTTAGAGGTCAACAATCACAAGGTATTGGAATGATTTCTGATTTAATTAATCAATGGCACAGCACAGCGCAACGTATTAAAGGATATTAATCTATGGCAATAAAAGGATTTGAGAAAAAAGACCCTATGGCTAATTTGAATCAATTGTTTCAAATGATGAATCAAATGAGTCAAATGCAAGATAGAAAAACTAGAAGGCATTTAAGTATAGAAGAAGATTTTAGTAAAGGGTTAAACAATGTATATGATAATGGTGAAATATCCAGAAGGCAACAAGAGTTTGATTCTTATTTTGCAAACAATAGAGATGATATGGATAGTGACACAATAGATAGGTTTAATTTATTAAGTCAAAAATTTAAAAATCAAGCTATTGTTAATCAAGAATATACAGAAGGAATGAAATATCATAAAAATATAGGCAGAAAAGTAGAAGAATCTCTTACTAATTATTCTATTATACAGGGCATGTCTGTAGATAATATAGAAAAACAATATGCAGATTTATTTTCAGATGCTGACCAAAACATATCTAGCGAAGAAAAAAGAGAACAATTAAGACAAGCAGCCATGGGAGATGTTCAACAACTAGTAAATGATTATTCTGATTTTAGAGGAGAATTTCAAACAAAACATTCTGAAAGACTAGGTAAAGCTGGATTTAGAGGAGATGCTGCATATATAGAAAATTTAAAAGAAATGTTTGCTTTTGGTATTGTGCAAGCTAAAGATGATTTTGTATTTGATGAAGAAGAATCAAAAGCAATGATGTTAGGAATTGAACTTGGTTCTTATGAGCCAATAAGAGATTATAGAGCAAAAGAAGAAAATAGAAATAGGAATGTGTCTAACTCACAATTTAAAAATATGACTGAACAGTATCAAATTGTTGATGAATATCAAAAATTAATTGACAAAGCTGATACATATGAAGTATTATTAGATAGTAACCCTGAAGAAGCTGCTAAAATGGCAAATGAAGTTTGGTATATAAATTCTAATGATGAAGAAGTTTATTACAATTCAATTACTGGTAAAAAAGAAAGAGACGCACAACTTTTAGAATTAGAATCTATAAGAGATGATTCAAAACAAAATTTATTAAATATAGATAAATCATACATTAAAAGAGAAGGTGTAAGTTTTTTACAAGATAATAATAAAAGTGAAAATTTAAAAAGTAAAGGTATATTTGAAATATATGAAGATGATGGTGGCGCTGATAGTAACGTTGACGGTGATAGTACAGATGATGGCGGCACTGATGATAGCGTTGTTAAAAAAGATAAATATCCTATTAAAAATACACCTTTATATCAAAAAAACAAAGTTGCTATAGATAAAATTATTAATAATAAAGAAACTTTTGAAAAACAATTAAAAGAATTAGAAGATAAATTAATAAAAGATTACAACTATGATTCTATGGATAGTTTAAAAAAAGATTTAAAAGAAGGTAAAATTACCGTAAAGGACAAAGAATTAATAAAAAGATTAAAAGAAGTAGGTAATATGAGAAATAAATTAAAAGACGTATCTTTTAGACTTAGAGTTATTAATAAAAATGCTAGTAAATACAAATAATGACCGTATACGAATATTTAGACAAAAAAAGAGAAGAAAATCCTCGGTATAGACAATATAGCTATTCTAGTTTATATAATATTTTAAAAGAACAAGACCCTAATATTCCTAAAATGAAATCTGTGTCTAATACAGGCACAAAAACAAATCAACAAGACCCTAGTTTTATGAACAGTTTATTTGATTGGACTGATTATGGTATTAATGAAACATCAGCTAATTTTGCAAAATCTGCATATAACAATTCTATTACAGGACTTGCCTATCAACTACATAATGGTGAAGCTAGATTTGATTTAAATGATTATAACCCTGGAATAGTTGAAGATATATTTAGTGCTGTATTATCTTTTGCTATGCCTCTTGATATGGCATCAATGTTTGTTGGTGGTGCTGCAGGTAAAGGATTAACTACATTAGGCAGCGCAGGATTAAAAGAAGGTATGGTTAAATCACTTACTGGCAAAGCTGCATTTAAAAAACAATTTGGTAAAGAAGCTTTAGAAGAAACAACAAAAAAAGAATTAACAAAACTTGGAATTAAAAAAACCCCATTGCAAGTAAGAAGAGAACTTGCAGAAAAACATGTTGAAGGTTTAATTAAAGACTATGGGCTTTCACCTTTATACACAAAACCATCTCAATCAATAATGGCTGGAGCAACAATGCAAGGTTCTACACTCGCTGTATTTGAAGGTGTAAGAGGTGGATTTCAAGCTGCTGTAGATGGTGAAGATATATGGAAAGGTATCGGTAAAGGTATAGCGCATGGAGGCATAATGGGCGCAGCATCTGGAGCACTAGGTGCAGGTTTAAATATCAAACATGGAAAACTATTAAAAAAATATGCTGATGAAGATTTTCTTAATTATAAACAAAAAGCTGCAAAATTAGCTACAGGTACAGTAGGACAAATTGTAGCAGAAACTACTGCATTTACATTTCCAGAACTTAAAAATGTAATAGATGATGAAAATTATGGAATGAAAGAGTTAATGCGTTCATGGGCTACCAATGCTGGTATGATGGGTGTATTAAAGGCTAAAGGTAAACTTTGGAATAAGGGTAAAGATGAAATAGGTAAATGGGCAGAAAAAGAAGGTTTAAAAGAATATCTTGCAGCACAAGATTTAATTGAATCTACAAAAGCAGTTAAAGAAAATATAAATCAAAATATACCTAGAAATACACCTACAGAAAAAAAAGCTGCAGAGTTATTAGATAAACAATTAAAGAATTTCACAGATAGACAAATAAGAAACGCTGAATTAACTATAAAAGAATATGAATCATGGGAAGCTGATTATAAAAAAGCTACTGATATTGTTGAGGGAGTTGCAAGTGGTAAAATAAAAAATGTAGATGCTGACCAAGTATTAGATGTTATGAGGCAAATACACGCTGTTCGTGGAGCAATGATAAAAAACAAAAACTTAGGCATTCCTAAGAATTTATCTAAAGAACAAAGAAAGTTAGCATTAAAAGAAAGAGAAGTTGAAATAAAGCGTTTAGAAAAATTAGAAAAACAATGGGAAACAGAAATAGAAGGGCCTTTAAGAAACATAGAATCTGGAATTGACCCTAACATAGCTACACAAAAAACAATTCGTGTTGGATATACAAAATCAATAAAAAAAGCATTAAAAGAAAATCCTGAAGCTGTTAAAGAGTTAAGAGAAGGATTAGAAAATGTTGTTGATGCTGAAGGTAATATTACAAATGTAAAAGAATTTAATAAATTAGCAGAACAAGCTGAGATTAATAGAAAATCATATGAAGATGTATATGGTAAAAAACCTAAGGAAACAAAGGTAGCAGATACAGACATTGAAACTTCTCGTAAAATGTTTGAATCAGAAGTAAAGAATCAAGAACCTATATCTGAAAAAGCTAAAAAAATTGAAGATATGCCTGTATCTGAACAATTAGGAGAAAAGAGGCTTAATAAAAAAGACAAACAAATACAGGATACAGAGTATACAAATCCAGATGGAGAAACAACGCAAGGACAAATTGATGCATATAGAAAAAGTAAAGATGTATTAGCTTACCTTGCTAGAACATTTTTTTCAAATCCAAAAAGAAAAGCAAAGGCAACAGATTCACAATATTTAGGAAATGCAGATAAACTTGCAAAATATTTAGCAAATAAAAATAAAACATTTTTTGAAATGACAGATAATGATTTTGCTGATTTTCTTAAAAAACATCCAGAAGTTAAAAAGCCAGGTGCATCTGCTGTAATTAGAGGTTTAGCTGATATAGCTTCTTTAAACAGAAAACAAGCTAATAAATTGTTTGATGAAAAATTTAAGTTATTATTTCAACCTGATTTAGGAAATAAAGTTTATGCTTTTGTTGGTAATATAAGAGCAAAAACCAAAGTTGAAGGTGCTCAAATACCAGGCGAGGCTAGCAAATATGATAGTAGTGGTAAATTAGAATTGTCAACAAAAACTGGATTTATAGAGAAATACACATCAAAAGGCTTAATTAAATCTATAAAAAGCCTTGCTGTAAAAACAGTTAAAAAATTAACAAGGTCTGGACATGATGAATTTTTATTTAAAGTAAGAGATGGTGGTGAGTATGTTGCTATTCAACATTATCAATTGAATGGAATAATTAAAAAAATATTTGGAATTAAAAAAGGAGCAGCAGGCGAGGCTAGACTTTTTAGAAAATCAATAAATCAATGGGCAGTACAAAGATATGGAACAGATTCAGTAGAAGCTCAAATTGTATACCAAAAAATAACTGGACATAAACCAGAAATCGGAAAAAAAGTTAGCTCTACTTATCAAAAATCTATAAGTAAACAAGAACTACCAAAAAATGTTGAAAGAATCTTAAAAGATTATGTAAATGATATTAAAAAAGGAAAAAAGAATTACGGAAAAGTAAATGAAGGTTATACTATTTTTGAACTTAGAAAAGGTTTTAAAAACTTAGACAAATTTCTAAAGACAAAAGAAGACAATAAAATTGAAATAGAATACAAAAAAGGTAAAAAAACAGTTAAAGAAACAGTAACTATTGATAATGCAACATTAGAAACTATGGTTGATTATTTATTAAAAACTGGGCCACGTTTAAATGAAGCTAGTATACCAAAAGAAGTATTTAGATTAATTGAAAATAAAAATTCTAAATTTCAATTAGATTCTAAAATTAAAGCAGGTGAAAGCATTGTAAATGCAAGAACATTAGCAGACCAAGTTAAATGGGTAAAACAAAAATTTCCAAAATTATCAGTAAGAATTGAAAAAACATTAGGCAAAAACAATGGACAATACATATTAGGTAAAGTACATGACCATTTAATAAAAATAGCATCAAATAAAGCTAGAATAGATACATTGCCTCATGAGGTATCTCACCACGTTGTAGATATATTAAAAGAGTTTGGTGACCCTATTAGTAAAAAAATTGTTAAAGACGGAATAAGAATGTTTCGTAAAAAAGGAATGAATGAAGCGCAAGCAGAAGAAGCTTTTGTTGAAGCATTAGGTAAATATACTGCAAAAGAATTACCTAAAGGTATGATAGGTAGAATGAAATCTTGGACTAAAAGAGCTGTTAGTTATATGAGACAATATTTTGGTATGAGAAATCAAAATGATGTTAATGGTATGAAGCAGGATATTGTTAGAATTATTGGTGGCAAAGTAATTAGTGGTAAAATACCAACAGATTATTTAAACTCTCGTAATTCATTAAAAGTTAAATATCAAACACAAGCTACTAAACAGGGTAAAAAAACAATAAAACAATTGCAAAAACAAACTGAAGATGCTAGGCAAGAAGCTATAGATACATATGGTGCTAAAGAAAGTATGCTTAAATCATTAGAAGCTGATGTATTAGGGTCAAATAGAAATTTAAAAAGTAAAGATATTACTGGAGGTGAACTTGAAAGAATTCAACAAAACTATAAAGATATGTTTAATTCTATTGTTAATGATAAATCTCCTGAATTTGCTGCAAATCATGCTAAAGTAAAAAGAATGGAAGCAGAATATAATATATCTGAATCGCAAAGAGATGCGTATTTTGAAAGATTTAATACAAAATTTGAAAAAGCATCACAAGATATGATTGATACGTATAAATCATATATAGCATTAGGTGATAAAATTATGCCATTACAAAACACAGTCACAGATGCATTTAAAGCAATATCTGATACAAATGTAAGTGGTACATTACCTATATGGAAAAGAGCATTTTTTAAGTCAGCAGATGTTATAAGAAGATTTAGTCCTAAAATTGCAAGAAAATTAGAACTACATGATTATACTAGAAGCTTTGTTATGAAAGGGCCTGGTGAAAGAAGTGTAGAATTAATTAAATCTATTGTAAAAGATAAAAAAGTACAAGATAGATATATGCATTTAATTGACCCAGAATTAGCTAAGAATGCAATATCACAACTAAAAAAATTATCTACAGATAAATCATTAAGTCAATCACGAAGAGATAGATTTAAAAAAGAATACGTTGAAGCATTATCTATAAGAGAAAAATTTACTAAAGGCGAATATCTTGAAGCTGCAAAAGAATGGAAAGCTATATCTGATTTTTATTGGAATAATCTATTACTTGCAATTAAGAAAAACACACCATCTAATGTAGAATTTGCACAAATTAGAGAAGGTTTAAATGAAAGATATATACAAGAATATTTTGTAAGAAGACCTACCAGAGAAGTTGTTGAGCATTTACATGCAAATAGTAATGTAATACAAAAAATGGCTGAGAAAGCAGTCAAAAGATTATCATTAGACGATTTAAAGAAAATAAAAAAAGAAGGTAAAACTCCAGAAGATGTTGTTGCTGCAGAAATTATGCAAATGATTAAGTTTGGCCCTATGTTAGCAAAACCAACATTTCTTAAAAAAAGAGGAGTTACTTTGCCTGAATACATGGAAATACCTACAAAGGATGGCGGTAAAAAATTAGTAAAATCATATGAATCTAATATAGATGCAACAATGTCAACTTATGTAAATGGTATGTCTAAATTTGTGTCTACTGTTACACATTTTCCAGAGTTTACTGAATTAGGTGGTAAATTTGCATTAAGAGGAAGTACTTCAAAAGAAATAGTAGAACAATTAAAATCTAATACTCTTGGTAATAATAAATCTCCTGATGCTATTTATGCTTTTGAAACAATTAAAAAACAATTAGGTCTTGACCAAAATATGATTGACGTTTTAAATCAACCAGTATCAGAAGCTATTGGTAAGATAACTAATTGGTCTGCTGTTCTTGGTTTATCATCACCGCTTGCAGGTTTAAAAAATGTTTTAATACAAGTGCCAAGAAGTGTAGCTGTTTATGGAGCAAAAAATACATATAAAGGTTTTGTTAAAGCAATGAAAGCAGATGTTTTTAAAGATGGTAAAAATGCTAAAAATGGAGAATGGTTAAAAGCAGTAGAAAGAGGTGAGACTGGATATGGTCAAAAAGAATTGTTATTTGGTGCAGATTCAAGAATTAAATGGTGGTTTGACAATGTAAACCTTATGAAACAAACTGAAAATTTAAATAGAATTATGGCTGCTGAAGCAGGTAGATTGCATTTTGCAGAACTTGTTAGTGCGTATAAAAAAGAAGGTTCTGGATTTTTTCCTAAATCTAAAAAAGCTGAAATAGAAAGAATGTTTAAAGACATATTTAGATTAAGTGATAAGCAAATAAAACACATAAAAGAAACAAAAGATTTACATAATTCTGAGATGTACGATGGTATAATTAATTACGTAGGATTTACTGCACATAAAGCAAGTGCTGGTGCAACTGGAGTTTCTGATTTGCCATTATGGATGTCTAATAAATATATGAAACCATTAACATTATTTCAAAGAATGGCATATTCTGTAACTATTGATTCTTATAAAAATTATGTAAAACCATTAAAAAATGGTAATGTAGCACCACTTTTAAAAGCAACATTAGGTCATATGGCTACAGGTGCAGCATTGTATGGAATGTATGATAAGTTAATGGGCCAACAAATACCAGTAGAAGATAATCCTCCATTAGATAGAGCAGTATCTTATATATGGAGGGGTGAAATGCTTGGTGTATTTGGTGAAACTTTATCTCCTTACAGAAGAGCTGGTAATGTAAATCCACTATCAGAGCCTGTCATATTTAGAAATATAACATCTGCAGTTAAAGAATTGTTAAACATAGCTAAAAATAAAAAACCAGTAGATTTAGCATTACAAGATTTTGCTAGGCAAACTATTGTTATTGGCGCACAAGCAGAAAAAATATGGAATAAATCTACAAATCCATTTGCAGTAAATATCAAAAGAATCTCAACACTTGAAAGACAGTGGAGAAAAGACATGGGTAGTGGATACGAAAAAACTTCTGGTGGTGTGTTAAAAGAAAGACATTACGCATATAGAAAATTAAGAAATGCATTATTATTAAATAATTCTGATTCTGATGTAGCAAAAGCATATTATGTTGCATACAACACATTAATTAACGAAAGACTACAAAGTGGATTTGTTAATATGGCTGAAAACAAAAAGTATGCAGAAAAAACAATTATGAAAATGATTGATAAAATGAATCCTCTTGATATATCTAATCAAAGCAAAGGTAGATTAATATCTAAAAGAAGAGAGTTTTTAAACTTTTTATCTCCAGAAAATGAAAAACTTGCTTTAAAATTAGAAAAAGAATTTCAATATAAAGTTCGTAAGTTTAAATCTATAACTCGTAGAGGTAAATACAGACGACTATATGCTAATCATCTTTAAAATAATTCCTTGATTGGCAATAAAACCATTTGACTTGCATTATTATCACCACCCATAACCATTTTTAAATTACCCTCTTTTTGGAGGTTTTTTATCTTAGCCTTAAGTTGGTCTACCTTAAATATAAATCCGCCCTCTATTTTCCCATTATAAGCTAATAAATGTATCCAGGCGGTTGATTCTGTGGTAGATAAGCCAGATGGCTTACCACTGCATCTAATTTCAATGGCAATATTACCAGTAGTTTTCCAAATGTCTCTTTCTGTTTTTACTTCTACTTTACTGTTACCTTCAAATACCTCTTCTACAAATTCTTCTCCCATTTTACCAAACTCTAAATCAAGGTCAAATCCTTTGCAATATCCCTCTGTTAATGGCATCCATTCATCTCCTTTCATTATCATGGCCTCTCCGCCAGATAGTTTATATATATCCATCATTTTAATTGTCAAGTTCGTACTGTCCTTTAAACCACCCATCTCTCCATTCTTTTAATATTTGTGATTTATTTGCTATTATGTTTGTTTTTGCTTTTTTCTTGTATTTAACTCTGCCCTTGCTGCTCATTGGTGCAAATGTACATTTTTTCTTATTTTCGTAACTCATTTCCAATAACCCTTTCTGTCTTTGTATTCAAAACCAATTCTTGATAAAGTCTTTGGCTCTTTTCTTTTTTGTTTAGCTTTGTTTATCTTTTTTCTTGCTGATAATTCCATTAATGGATTGTCCACATGTTTTTTTACTTTTCTTAATTTGTTAGGTTTTAAGAATTTTGGTATTTTATTTTTCATTAAAATATTCTTCTTTTGCGTATTTAGCTATTAATATTGCATCTGATGTTTTAAGTGTTATTTTTTTTAATTTAGGATAACACTCTTTTGCTTTATCTTTTAACCATCTTTTTCTTATTACGCTTTTTAAAGCTTTTGGACATCCAATCCATCTAATCCAATCTGATGGAATTGCAGTATTCATTTTAACTTCATGAGATGCTGCGATACCAAGCCACTGTCCATAGTTTGTACCATATGAAAATGCGGCTCTTACTGCGTTGGTTGGTCTGGCCCAAACTCTCTCCATGACTAATCTTATGTTATCTGGAGGTGTATCACCTATAATAACCTCGAACAATAGCGCCATATCTTCACTTGAATCTGGACATTTATATGCTATAATATTTTCATCCTCATCTATACAAGCAATGCCTCCAGATTTACCTGGGTCTATACCTATATATTTATATTTAATCTTTGAACGGTAGTTCGTCATTTATCATCTCCCCTATTGAATTATATATTTTACATTTATCTCCATCATAACCTAAATCTGCATATCCAGAATCTCCGTATCTTACCTTTGATGCGATTAAAGTTATTATATTCTTACCTTTGCCTGCTTCGCCTTGAACTTTATAATCATAGTATGAAAAGAAAACATTCTCTGCTACTTGCTCTATTGCACCACTTTCTGCTAAATCAGATAGTTGCGGCATCAATGCTTTACCTCTTGTATTATTTCTTTCTATGAATCTATTTAATTGTGATGCTAAGACAACCACGCAATCATTTTCTTTAGCAAGCCACTTATAATTATTAACAAGTTCCTCAATTTGTAATCTTCTTTCACCTTGACTGCCTTTGCAAGATATAAGTTGTATGTAATCATCAAATATTATATCAGGCTTAAACCTTTTTACTTCTGATGACGAAGAAGAAAAGTCCTTAAGATTATCAAACATTAAGAATTTATCACTAGAATATTTATTACGTATGTGTGATATAGTATTGTTTACTATTTTTAAAGAATCATCACTAAATACATTTTTACGTACCATCCCATATGATAGTTGTTCAGATTCAAGACATATTATCTTTTTCATAAGTTCTGAATTAGGAAGTTCTCTGCTAAAAAACATAGCCTTATATCCTTGTTGCAATGCTTTTGATAGCATATTTATCATAACTGTAGTTTTACCATGACCTGGTCTTCCGCCTATAATAGTAATTTCGCCTCTTGTTAATCCACCAGAAAACCTATCAACAGAAGGATAGCCAGTTTTTATAAGTTTTGACTTCTTTTCTTTAATGCTTGATAGAGTATCGGTAATCACATCCTCAATATCTTGTATTTGACTTGGCCTTATATCAAGTAATTCACCAAATATTGAATGTGCTTTTTCTATCGAATCATACACATCATCGTAATTATTTTTTGCTTTGTCTTTTATTTTTTCGGTTTGTACAATGACTTTTCTCAATAAATACTTTTCATATATTTGATTTGCATAAAAAGTAAGAGAACCAGGACTTGTAGAATTACTTGTACACTCAGTTACATAGTATGATGTAAGTCCTATCTTTGTGTCAGTTGCATTTAAAGAACTGCATACAGAAATCATATCTATATGTTCTTTTGATTTTATCATTTGTCCAATCTTATACCAGAGCCTTCTTGCTCTGTCTTGATAAAACACTTGATTGTTTATTATATATTTACCAACATTATTATATTCTGTTGGATTTTCTATGATAGTGCCTAAGATACAATTTTCAGTAGCGCTATCGTATGGTAGATTTAACTCCATATTATTCTCCTTTATAGGACAATTAAGTCCTCGCTATTTTTCAGTTATATTTTCTTCTGGTATTGGCAAGTAAATTAAATAATCCGCATCACATTTGGAACAACTTAAATTACTAACAATTCCTTCACCTTCCAGTCCATAGTCTTCATAGTCATGGTCTCCACCCCATATGACTTCGCTATTACAATGCCAACAATTCATAAAACCTCCTTTCTTATGTGAATAAATTACTTATAGTTTTTTTCCACCTTTCTTCTTTTTCTTCAAGTTCACTTATTCTATCTTCTGTTTGTTTTATTAATTTATCAGTAACAATAACATTATACTCGGTAATCTCACCTATCATGCCTCTGTATTTCTCAAGGTCTGCTTTGTACCACTCAATGATTCGTTGTCTATCTGATTTTCTTCTTGCTCGGCCTGATGATTTTGCCATTCATTTACCCTTTCTTCTATTGCGGTTTCAATAGCATCCATTAGCTCATCATCCTTCACTTCATTGATTTTATACATTGGAGTGTTGTCTTGAACTGGTAGATATTGCATTGGCTCATTTTTAAAGAAGATACCCCATTGTTTCTCTTTTATAATACTGCATACAATCTCTGCTATTTTTGTTTTCATTTTATCCCATCTCCTCTCTTTTATCCTTAATTTATCTAAAGTACTTTCATGCATTATAGCTTCGTTTTCATCAAAGAATTTTTTACCATCACTTGTCAGATACATCCTTGCTATCTCTGCTTTTAATAAGTTCTTCAGCTTTTGTCTGTATGTATTTTTTAAACTCATCTTTTTCCTTTTTCCACTCTAAATAATTATCTTGAACAAACTCTATATTATACTGTCTTTTTGCTAGATTTTCTAGATTTACTATTAGATTGTTCACCACCTTTGTCATTTCCTTCATTGTTGGTTTTTTCTTCTTCATGTACTACCTCTTTTTTTGGTTTAGATTTTTTTGAATCTAAAGATTCTATTTTTGCTACCATTCCTCTTAATTGATTTTCAAGTTTTTCAACTTTTAATTTTAAAAGTTCAATATCACTTGACATTTGTATTGCTCTACCCATTATATCTCCTTTATTTAATTTAATCGTATGGGCATACAAGAATTTCTAAGCTATTGACATTACTAAGACTTGTACACCCATACTCTTTTCCTCTATAAGTTAAAACGGTATATCCGAATTACCGTCACTTATATCTATCTTCTTCCCATCGTTCCACTTTTTACAGAATTTACAATCCCAGAAAAAAGTTCTTTCACCTCTTTTGTTGGTAAACTCTCTGCCTTTATCAACAAATGCAATGACTGGTTGTCCAAGCATATTATCTGGAGATAAAGTTGGTAAGATTTGTACTTCAATATCATTACCATCAACTGTCCTGGTTTCTGTTGGACATTCAACACCTATTGTTTGACAAAACCTAAGATAACCTTTATTGCCGCTAACATTAGATTCAAAAGTATCATCTTTTGAAGGTTCTAAGAATCTCCAAAGTTTACCTTTAAATGTTTTGCCTACATATGGTTTACCATCTGTTTTAATCATATTGCCATCTATACCTTCATACTGAAACATTGCTCTACTATTTTCAGGCGCTACAGTCACAGTATAAGTATATAATCTCGCCTTATACTGACCACCTTTAACATCAAGTATTTTAGAATCAACTTCAGTTATATGACCATAGTACTCACCTTTTGTAAAAGGAGTAAATTTCTTTTTTTCACCTTTCACATAAAAGCTCTGTTCTTTAGTCACTTCATTAAACATATCATTTACGTCTGCCATGTTATTTTCCTTTCTCTTTTATCATGTTTTGTACTTTTTCTACACATGCTTCGTAGTTATGTGCATGAATCGACATTTCGTTCACTTTAACTTTTAGATTATCTACAATGTCTTTACCAAGAGGGTCTGCTAATTTATATAAATCCTTAGCTTCCTTATCTGATAAAGCATCTGGCTCTGGCAAATCCTCACCTGCAAAGATATATAATCCCAATCCATGCAATGCTATTGCTTTTGCCAATGCTCTTTGTAGGCTTGTATTAATCTGAAAAGCATTTGGTTTTTCTATTGCTTGATTTCGATTATCTAATACTGGATGTATTTGTGATAGTGAAACACCATCAACTTCTACCCATACATCAACAAAATAACCGCAATCTGTTTTAAAGAATGGAGAACCATCCTCTGCCTTCGTTACACCCCATCTTGCATTTGGACAAGCGCGTTTAAGCTCCTGTACTGCATATGCCCAAGACAAGTAATTGAATCTACCCTTCTTTTGCGTATATTCGCTTACATCTGTCTTGAAGAGTTTCATGAATGTGCTTTGTTTTGTATTACTCATATTCACTCCTTTACGTTGGTGGGTTACAATGTTCTTTGAATTGACAATAATTACATTGCCATTTTTGAACTGGAGAAACTCCAATTCTGAACTGTGGTAACCCTTGTTTATGTTCATCGTTTATATTCTTCCAAAAGAGATATGCTCTTGATATGTAAGTGAGTGGTACTTCTACGCATCTCATCTTAGAATCATCTTTATTGTAGTAATAAAGAAACATACCATCTAATTGTCCGAATTGTTGTTTAAGTGCGTACCCATATGTCCCTAACTGCAATTCATAATGAATACTTGGATTTATATTCTTTGTTCTACCAAATTTCATTTTCCAAGACCATGCTCCACAAGTTTTTATGTCATACAAATAAACACGTTTACCATTATCTGTATGTTTTGCAACTATATCATAAAAACCTCTAACATTTAGTTCATCAATCCTTACTTCACCTTCCACTAAAAATTCCACATCTTTTTCTTTATTTTTAATTTCTTTTTTAAGTTGTGTATTATCTATAGATATATCTCTATGAAGTGCGCGTGTGTGCGTAAGAGACTTCTGAACATCATCATGAATTAAATTACCAAGTTGAAGCAGCCTCTTTGTTCTTTCATCAAAAACACTTGTAGGTTTTATCTGTTCAACAGATTCAAAATACAATTTTCTTGAACAAGAGCCTGCGCCAGAAGCATGATACCAAGATTCCATACCTTCGTACCTTTCTCTTCTGTTCTTATCTTGCAATTCATTAAGATATGAATCGTAGATTCCTTCAATATCGGTTGGACTTTGTTTACTTATCACTAAATATTTCCTCTTGAATACTCTTTTATAAACCATCTAAAGCAATCTGCTATTGTCCTATGTTCGCTTCTGATGCATTTAACTTTGAATTTTACCCAAAGGTCTTTATCGATTCCTTTGACTAAATAAGATGTATTATCTTCCATATATTTATCCCCTTTGTTATACATATTTAATATGCTATTAATATAATAACATATATCATTATGTTGTTAGTTATTTTTTATTTTTTTATTGTTATTGTTTTCTATCATCATTTTCACTTCCCTTAACTCTGCCCTTAATTTATCATTTTCTTCGCATAAAAGGGCAATTTCGCGCGCAAAAACATTATTTGATTCATTATCATTCATTGCTTTTATCATTCTTATTATTTCTTTCATTATCCCATCTCCTTGTTTATTGTTTCTACAATTATCATAATTAAAATTATAACGCATAAATAACCCACGACTACCTCCCTCCATAATATTCTTTTTCTGTTAATCCTAAATACTCCCATACTGGCGTTCTTGTCATTGCTACCGCTTGTATATCCTCTATTTTAGGAAGAGTATGAATTGTGTATCCTAAATCATATCCATATTCTTCCAGAAA